ACCTTGATACTTAAAGTAATCATATGAATCGGTTGAGAAATGTAATTTAAGAGAATTATATAAACAGAAAACTTCATAACCTGTCATAATAATTAAAAAGGTAATCGTGCTGATTTAGGCAATAGATTATGGTCTTGTGCATCCATCTCAATCTTTTCTTTGAGACTATGGTTTACCAATGTTGCAGCAACCTCTACTTCAAGACCTGTTGTATTACAGTATTCAACTATTGCTTCATAATATGTATAGTTGGTATCTGCAACAATCTTCTCAATTGCCTTAGCAAATTCTTTCATTTCCTCTTTGGTTGCCATTACTTTACAATCGTTTGATATAAAGATTCAAATTGTTCATGCACAGCAACTTCTTCATCATAATTTTGTTTATGATAAACTTTTACCATACGGTTAACAATTTTCTTGGGTAGATTTAATTGACTACAGATATCTGCAACTGCATTTTTAATTAAATCCTTTTCACCTTCCATACGTGTCATTGATCCAGAACACTCACGTAATACACCAAGTAATTTCTGTTGGTCTGCTGGATTACTAATCATATTAATACTCAACTGTGTAACTGCCATAATATACTCTCCTTTATTTTTTCATTGCATAGGTAATACAAATTGCATCTGGTGTCGTTGTATATGCACACTTAACTGAAAGTGGATCTACACCTTTTGAAATTGCTTGTTCAATATTCTTTGACATCAAGTTTCTATCATTAATCATGTATAATGTTACTGCTACTACTGCAGTGAAAATCATACCAAACATTGTTGCTGAAAACCAATCCATATCTTTAATCATAATTTTATCTCCTTTGTTAAATCATTCAAATCACTCTGCTTCTTATAAAAAATGTGTCTACCTATCTTTGTAGTCTTAGGTAAGTTCCAACCTGGATTTACATAATCTGCATGATAGTATGTTGCACCTTCAGTCACATCATCTATAAATTCATAATTCATTAATACTCTTACTGCTATTTCACGTATACTATTATACAACAAAGTGTCTCTAATTGTCAAGGCTTTATTTAAGTTTGCCTGTTCACAAACCCATGAAAATTGGCATACGTTATTTGATTTCTGGTGAACTACACTACAAATTGTTGGTGCATATTTACCAGATGCTACACGATTCAAAGTTACAAGTGCTACTGCTACCTTACCAACATCCGGTTCATGTCCCGCTTCAAAGTAAATATTCTCTGCTAAACAATCAACTTGTTTTTTAACAGGATCAGTTAAACTTTTATATGAAACATTGATCGGTAAGAAATAAGTATTTGGCACATTAACTGATAATATAACAACAGAAAATGCCACACAGATACCCATTATGGTTAATGGTATTCGCATTGTTCTCTCCCTATGATTGTGATGGGTTATTCTGTTACGAGGAAACCCATCGAAACCCTAAGTAGCCGTTAGGCTGCTAATTGATAAACGCTTTCGTTTGCATTTAAAGATTTTACTTTTAACGACTATCTGTGTCGTGTTGTCTGTTTCGTTACTCATTGTCCTGTCGAAACTATTCACCCCCATCAAAAACATACTAGTTCTCAGTGACCGATGCCGTTAAATAACACCGATGTATCTAATATGTTTATGGTGGAGGTGGGGGGATTCGCACCCCCGTCCAGAACACCTTTTACTTCACTTCATACAACAATTCTATTAAATATCCTATTAGAAGGATACTTTAACACCTGCACCGATTGAATTACCATCAAATGATGATACACGACTTTGACCAATCTGATAACGATAATCAACTGTTGCGGCAACATTCTTAACAATAGGATAAGATAAACCAACGCCACCTGTTACAGCATATCCATCTTTACCAGTTTGATTATCAAGCATTGCGGCACCAGCTTTAACTGAAACTTGAACTGGACCAACTTTGGCAACATCATAAGCACCAACTAAACTATAACGATCTTGATTGTTTTTGCCTTTAGTAAACTGGTCATAACCAACAGTAGCAGTAACGCTACCTAATTTTTGACCAACTGTAATACCTTGACTATTACGATCTGTACCACTATAATCTTTAGTTACATTAACACCTACTTCTACGCTTTGTGCTGAACCAATAACTGCCATCAATGAAACTGCTAGAATAGACTTCTTCATAATAACTCCTCTTTGTTTTATTAAACTACCTTTAATACAGTCAAAAAATGAAATGACTTTATGTATTTATTATACATCATACTTCATCACATGTCAAGTAATACTTTTTGACATATTCCTCTAGTTTTTCCTTATAATCATCAGGTTTTTTGATGAATACTTGGGCAAACCCCGTTTCACAGGCAATCATTACAACTATTTGTTCTACTTTCTTGCCTGTTATCTCTTCAAACATAATCGCATATGCGGTACATTGAAGAAAATAATTTTCAATCCAATCTTCTCTTTTCTCTTTAGTAGATGTCTTATAATCTATAATTGATATCTTACCATCATACTCTGCAATACAATCTACACGACCAGCAACCTTTAAATGATTACTAAACAATGGTTGTTCTATTGCATATACATTATTAACCTTATCTGTTATAATAGGTTTTAACTGCAAGAATAATTCTTTTATATGTGGCATTAACTTCATCATATAAAAAGAATTAACTTTACCATTTAACAAATCTTCACATACAGTATGCATTGCAGTACCACGTGATGCTGCCTGATGTGTTATTTTATTTGCTTGTTCTTCACCTACTCTATTACGCCATTCCTGTAATGCTTTCTTATTACCAAAATGTGATAACACAGTAGTAATAGATGCATACTTACCTTTAGGTGTTGCATAATATCTACCATAAGGTGTTGTCTCTGAATTCAATTCAAAATCTAATTCAGGCAACTTAACAAAACTAAAACTCATGCAACTCCAATTCTTTTGGTAATTCTGTCTACATGTTCTTTAACAATCCTATCAGTCTTTACTTTCTGAATTGATTTTTTACCATGGCGTTCACCTACTGCACTATTAGGATGTGCTTCTGCAACTTTAGATAATACTTCTTTAAAACCATCTGGTACTCTATTTGCTTTTGATACTGATACACCAGATACAATCATTGGTGCAGAGATAATAGTTTGAATATGAGGATTCAGTTTTAGATATTCTTCTCTTTCTGATATCTTCATAAAAGTTTCAAACTCTTTACCCGTTACAGTATCTAAAAAATTATATGTTGGCATTAAACCACTCCGGTACGTTTCTATTTTTCCACTTTGCTAAGTGTGTCTTGTTCTTTATATAGTAATTGCGATATGAACTAATAGAATCGTTTTCAACTTTAACATCATCAGGCATTGCTGGTGTTGGTTCAGACCATTTGCCCGATGGAATATTCTTTGGAAAATTATTTTTAAGAGTTTGCATTAACCCACTTGATTCAACTTTATGAACTCTATCATAACGGTAAGTATATTCAATACAAAGCATCTCAAGTAACTCTGCAAGCCAAATGTAATTAGGAATAGATTGTCTCACCCAAATAGCGGAAGGGTGATTGATATGAGTAGCACTATACAATATGCCATCACGATTGTCTGAAATTTCATACCGTGTCTGTTTTCTTCCAGATTTAGATAATCCAACAACTTGAATACCATCAAGAACACGATGAGCAGTAGAAAGAAGTTGAGCATATTCAAGAATCATCTTTACGCAATGTTTATCATTATGCATCTCTGCACAAGTTTTTGGATCTCTATCTAGGTAAAATATGTTCACGATAATTTTTTCTTCATAACATTATTTAATCCATCAAAATTATATCTTTTATATGTAATTGTATTTGGTTGTTCTAATACTGATAATACAATATCATCTTTAATCATATCAACCACACTAAGATATGGCCAACGTGATTGAAATGGACACAAATCACGCCATCGTTTGTTTACCATATAGTATTTGAATTCTTCTAAATCTTTTTGACTCTTAGCATCAAATATACGCTTGCGCTCATTAATTTCTGTAATTTTGTTATACATTTTTCATTTCATCTAAAATGGGGAGACCAAGGCCTCCCATTGTTGAGATTAAGCAACTTGTTCGGTCACTTGGTCAGTAACTTGTTCGGTAGTCAAATCTTGTAATGATTCAACTGCGGGTTTTTCATTAACCATAATACCTGCTTTTTGTAAATACTGCTTACATTCATCAGCATTGATTAACTGATAACCAGAAACTTTACGACCATCTTTAATTACTTTAATAATGCCATTGGCATTTGTTTTAATGTGCCACATATAAGTGGACAAGCGATACATCTGAATTTCACTACCAACCATATCGGCAATTTCATCACGGGTGACAACATTACCAGATACCATTACTAACATCAATTTTTGAAACGGTGCTAACTTTTTTGCCTTACTCATAATATACTCCTATCAAATTTAAAATAACTACACTGAACAATCATTATAACACAACTGTACCATATGTCAAGCATTATCGCCTCATATTTGCCTGATCTTTGGCATCTTCTTTACTAAAAATTGGTACCGCATTGGATTTATGTAAAGTACCAATACCTAACATCTTAGTACCAGTATAAAACTTATCTGGTGGTCGACTACATGCATCACCTGTAAAAGGTAAACTCTTAATCTTAGGGGTTTCACGCCTAAATGGTTGAGGTTCTTTTAAAGGCAATGCATATTTAATACTCTTCTTGCCTGAAAAATTAGATGAACTACTCTTAACACTGGATAACCAATCTTGATACTGCGCCACAACCTTCTTAGGTTTGCGCCTTTTCTTCGACTTTTGATTCATGTATATAAGCATAATATATGTTCCTCTATCATTTCAACTACCATTATAACACATGTAGTGCCTAATGTCAAGCCCTAAAAATAACCTTTATAAAACAGTCACTTACCCTTTGAGTAAAACTTGACTATTTCCTTGATTATTCTCGGATAATTGACGTTTCAACTTGTCTAATTCCATTGAGATGGTCTCAGTTTCCCTATGAGTATAGGTTAATTGTACCTGAAGTAATCTAATTCTTTCCTGTATCTCTTCAGTAGTCATTATTCTTTTCCTGTTTTAATAACCGATATGCGGTTTTGTCTTTATGTTTTTTTCTGAACTGTTTGAAAGTATCTTTACCATCTTCATGTTTACGCATTTTAGATTTGTTCAACTTCTCAAACTTCTTACCACCTGCTATCATATTACTTCCTCTTCCCTTTTACAAATATGCCAATAAAATGCCGTATTAATAATTGATTCAATATCGTGCTTAGGATTAAAAATCTGTTTTTGTTTTGCTAATGAACTATCAGCAATAAGAATATCTGGATCGCCAGAACGTCTTTTACCAAATGTATATTTAACATTAACTCCACATTTTTTAATATACTCAATGATTTCTAATACTGAATATCCTGTTCCATTACCTAAATTTAATATAAATGATTCATTGTCAATGTATGATGATGCAGTCACATGAGCATCTGCTACATCTGATACATGAACATAATCTCTAACGCACGTTCCATCTTTTGTATTATAATCATCTCCATACACGATAACATTATTTAGATTTTCCAGAATGTTAGGTATCAAATGTGTTTCTGGTTTATGGTTTTCACCCATTTCACCATCAGGATCAGCACCCGCAAGATTGAAGTATCTGAATATACCATACTTCATTCCAGAATCTTTAATCATCTGTTCACATGCCAACTTAGTATTACCATAAACAGAATTATTATTAGTAAGTGGATGATTTTCATGTATCATATATTTGTTCCACGAACCAAGAAGTTTTGGTTCATATACTGCAGCAGTAGAACTGAATATAATCTTATTGGTATTAGATGATTGCATACGTCTTAATAAATTTGCAGTGCCAGCGACATTATTATACCAAAACTCAGTTGGATGTTTCATTGATTCACCAACTTCAATTCTACCCGCAAGATGAAATACAGTATCAAATTGATATGAATCAAATAGTGTAAATAAATCATTATTATCGCATATATTACCATGACACCAATAATCATAATACCTATGTGCTGGTGGCACTAAATCAAATATAACAACATGCCATCCTGCTTCCTTAAGTGCTTTACTTAAATGACTACCGAGATACCCGGACCCACCTGTAATAAGCGCTCTTTTACTTTCCATGGAAACTCACCTTTATACTTTTCATTTTGTATACTATTACCCTTATCAAAAAATTCTTGTGTTACTGAATTAGGATTACCATCTAATCTATAACTCATTGTATGTTCATTATTACATTCATACTTTGGAAAATGTTGTTTTAATGCATTAAAGAATTGTCTATCTGCACCCCATTGACCATACCATGCATGTCCTATTCTAACTGCAATATCTCTACGAATAGCAAAACTAGATGTATCAATATGATTGACATTATCATCAAAATACACTGGCCATTTACCTAATGATTCACAATTATCTTCACATAAATAGTTGCCATCTTTATCATAGATTTTTCTTAGTGAATATGCCCATTGATTACCTTCATTCAAAACTTTAACTAATGATTCAACATGATTAGGATCAAACCAATTATCTTCATCCAGATAACAGATAACATCTGCATTAACTAAAAATGAACATGCGGCATAGACACGATGTCCATACCAACCTTGTCCTACGTTATCTTCTAATACTACAAACTTAGTGGTAGAACTCTCAATACAGGTATCAAATACATTTTTTCTGTGTGCATATCCATCTACAAAAATGTAATGGGCAATATCTTTATAAGATTGATTTTCTATAGATTCAACACATTGTTTAAGATGTGCAGAACCAATTGTTGGAGTAACTACTGCAACTTTCATTTTCTCTCAATGTCCTCTTCAATACAATTAGTACCATATTGTATTTCAATAATCTTACATGGTTCATCAAATGGGTTTGTTAATTGGTGCCATCCACTAACGGGTATCTTCATATTACTATGTTTATATAAAGTTTGTGCTGGCATTTTATAATCAGAATCTAACGTGGTGTTGACTACTGCACAACCTTCTGCAATATGCCAATACTCGGCACGATGTTTATGTCTCTGTATTGATAAACTAGATTTAGGATTAATAGTAAGTTCTTTTACTTTAGTTCCTTCAATATCATATAATACACGATAGTAACCCCATGGTCGTGTTGTTTTTGGTTGTTGCCAATCTTGTAATATAACACTTGATGAATTCTTTTTATAATTACCACCAACACCAAATTCAAAATTAATACCTTCAATATTCATCTCTGGTATATTTTTTTCTGTTCTATCACCACCATTTGCAAAAATAATTATATCATCTGGATATTTAATCCTTGCTTTTCTTAATAGATCACATGCAGTATTATCATTATCATTAAATATAATTACTTCATCAACCATTTTCATATTACTTACAATTGCATGGCGTTCATCGTAAGGTAAAAATGATTTACCTTTCTTTCGTTCTAACCATGAATCAGAATTAATACCTACAATTAAATGATCACCTAATTCTTTTGCTTCACTAAACATAGAAATATGACCACTATGAATAGGATCAAATCCACCAGAAACAATAACAATAACTCTATGCATAATCAATCCTGAATGTTTATATTTGGGTATGCTTCTTTAATTAGTTTTGCGGTTAAGAAAGGAACTTTTAAATCTTTCTTAAATAAATTAATAAGTAATTCTGCTTCATCTTTATATAAAGATTCTAGTACCTGCATTAATAAATTACTTTGTTTTTTACCTACAAGTCCAGGTGCCCGTTGCGGGTGACCTTTAATAAACCGATATAGTTTTCTTACTTCATTTTGTAGATACATGTAATTTAGACCTGCTGGATCTTTTGATGGTCTATAATCAGGAATCTCTACATCAAATTCAATATCTTTTATAAATGCTAAAACTAAGAACTCACGGAATCTTTCACTATCATTCTTCCGTAATACATCTAATCGTTCTGCCTTTGTAGATGCCAACTTAAAATCATCTAGAATCTCAGAAAATA